TTAAGATACCACTTCCTATAATTGTATTGATTTATGTTTTGATACGACATACGTTATTGATAAATACCAACATCGCAAGTATTTATAGTTAAAAAAAACAGGATGATTGCAATAGATACAGAACTATATTCAAGCCCGTATTATTTTTTACTTAGAGATAAAGGAAATAAATACTCCTTATATTTCTCAGTTGAAACTACTTTGACTGAAGCCAGAAGAAAAGACGAGAAAATTGACTTCGACAAAAAACACGGTGACAAGGTTAGAAAACGCTTGTCAAAAATTGCCAAAGAAAAAAAGGTAAAATCAACTAAAGAAGTTAAGGGTGAGATTGAAGAGTTAATAAATGCCGACGGTTCAATGGCAAATTCTAAAGTTCCAATCTTAGATCCAAAGTTACACCCAAAGAAAACAATGGACCAAACTGTTCCTGCATCAAGAATAACAAACGATCCTGTTACTCGTGGATATAGAGTTTATTATGGTGAGTCAGTTGAAGAAGTTGATGAAGAAGATATGTCAAAAGCGTTTGGATATCAGGAAACCTCAGGTAAAACTCCTGATCAAACAATCAAGATCTTACATAAGATGGGTGTTGAAAATCCTGTGGAAAGAGCGGAAGAAATGGGGAAAGATCCTAAATTGAATAAGAAAAAAATCAAAGGATCTGACATGAGAATTAGAATTACCGAAAAAGAAACTCTTGAGGAAATACAAAGAAGAAAGATGATTAAGGTTGTTGAGGACATCTTAATGACCAAAAAAGAAAAGGATTCTGACGTTAGAGAGAAAGAATCGGAAGTACCTTCCGTCTTATTAAAAAACATTAAATCGTTGAAAAAACAAGCGGACAAACACGGTATATCCATGTCTACGTTAATTAAAGCATTAAAGAGTGAATAAAGACCTATACAATAAGAAAATTAAGTTTCCTGAAGAAATGAAAGAACATTTAAAAAGTACTTTTTCATCGGTTCAGGGTGCTGATCAAAACACCGAAGGATATAATAGAAATCAAGAACTTCAAGGTCAATCAAGTATCACATACCAACAACTCAAAAGAATTAAAAATTTCTTTGATAATTTTAAAGGTATACCAAATGAGCCATCATATATTTTAAATGGTGGTGAAAAAATGAAAGGTTGGGTAGATGGAGCGTTAAGATTTTTAAGAGACTCTATTCATGATACAAAACACAATAAGTCCGAAACAGGAATGCAGAATCAACACATACAAAGTCACGAAAAAGATTTTACCAATGTTAGACCATCACAAACACACAAATCAACCTTACAAAAATACGATACTGCAGTGACTGAAAGCCTTAAAAGAATAAACAATTTAATGAATAAATAAAAAATATGGGAAACGAACTTGCAATCGATTTGAATCAGAATGTGGAGAATCAATTAACCGCAATCGCTGATGTAGAAAGAAAAAGATTAATCACAAGGAATGACTATGCCGCTCAAGCTCAGATATATTCAGTTAACAGTCCAGACGCTATTGCTGATGGAGATGAATTAGGTAGAGGTACAGGTATATTCTTGGATGTCTATAACCCAACAGCTGGTACTAGTACTGACGTTGCGGAAAGAAAAAATGAGATAAAAATCAACAAATTTAACTCAACTAAACCTTATCCGAATTTTGCGTTATAATGAGATTACAATCATCTCTTAAAGATTTAATCTTAGAAGTTGCATCAGTTGATAGTATCACAGATGCAATCAAAAAGAGACAAAAAGTGGTTATCTACTATGATGGAGATGAACCAGGAGGTAGAGGTTTGCGTGAAATTGAACCTGTATGTCTTGGTAGAATGAGAGGAACTAATAACTTAGCTCTTAGAGCATGGGATGAGTCTGGTGCATCTCACACAGGATATAAAGGAGAACAACCACTACCAGGGTGGAGACTTTTCAGACTAGATAAAATACTTTCGAACAAACCAACAGGAGAAATTTTTGATCAAATGAGACTTGGTTTTAATCCAAATGGTGACAAAAGCATGAATAGTGTTATTATTATAGCAAAATTTTAAATTATGAGTAACGATTTAATGCAGAAATTAATGATTTCTAAAGCAATAATTGACAAACACAATAATATCCCAAGAGGGAATTCGCCAGAAATTAATTCACCACAATCAGTTGCGGTTCAGGATTTTTCAGCCCCACAAGCAAAATATAATTTACCATCAGATTTAATGGAACAATCATCCAGACCAACTAACACAGCCCCTGTAGGTGTAGACGCAATCAAAAAATCTAAATTACCTGATGAAATTAAAAGGTTAATGTTAGAAAACCCAATTCAATCACCACAACAGTCTTCACCTGTTTTATCAGATGAATTGATTGAAAAGGCATCAAAGTTAATGGGTACTACCGTTAAAAAAGAAATACCACCTGTTGCTGCGAAATCAGTAAGCCAATCTCCTAATGTCGACATGAGACAATTATCTAAATTAGTGAAAGAGGCTGTTAACTCAGCTCTTGAAGAGAATGGACTACTAATTGAGAGTGTTGAGAGAAGTAACGATCTTTTTTCATTTAGGGTTGGTCAACACGTTTTTGAAGGAAAAATCACAAAAGTTAAAAAAGTTAAATAACACCTTTCTTTAATAGACAAAAATTATTATAATTTACATAACAAAATTATAGTATGTCAAAAATTAAGGTATTAGTAATCCCATCCGATAGAACAGGTGTGGGTAAATTCAGGTCAGTTGACCCTCACATTTTTTTACAAAATCAATATGGTGATGAATTCCATGTGGATATCGTTTACGATCCTCCAATGGATACCAATTACTATAAAGACTATCACATTGTACACTATCACAGAAACATTGGTCCTGATTTTGAAAAAGGAACTGAACTTGCAATCAAGTTAAAGGATATGGGTATTGTCACAATTTGTGATATAGATGATTATTGGATGCCAACTAAAGACCATCCAATTCACGATATTATTCGTGTTCACAAAATCAACGAAAAGATTATTGCAAGTTTAAAAGTTGCAAAACATATCACAACCACAACATCTATTTTTGCGGATGAAATTTCTAAATTTCATAAGAGTGTTTTTGTTTTACCAAACGCAATCAATCCAAACGAATCTCAATTTAAAGAACCAACTCCTGAATCTGATAGAATCCGTATTGGTTGGTTAGGTGGTTCTTCTCACTTGTCTGATATTAATCTTTTAGATCAATCATTCAGTAAATTGTCAGGAATCAAAGATAAAACTCAATTTGTAATTTGTGGATTTGATACAAGAGGATCAGTAACTGAAATTAACGGACAAACAGGAGAACAAACAAAAAGAAATATTTTACCTCACGAAACTGTTTGGGCAACATATGAGAAAGTATTCACCCAAAACTATTCAACAGTTTCTGATGAGTATCGTGAATATCTTATGAAATACACCCAAGAACCGTATAAAAATGAAAACGATGAGGCATATGTTAGAGTGTGGACAAAACCTGTAACATCATATGCTAAGAATTATTCAAAATTTGATATATCTTTGGCGCCAATTAAAAACCATATCTTTAACAGAGTTAAGTCTCAATTAAAGGTTATTGAATCTGGATTCTATAAGAAAGCACTAATAGCATCTGATATTGGACCATATACCATAGATTTGAAACACGCGTTAAATCATGGTAACTTTACAGACGGAAATGCATTATTAGTAGATGAAAATAGAAACCATTCTGATTGGGCTAAATTCATTGAGAAATTAGTTAAGAATCCAAATTGGGTTAAAGACTTAGGTGAGAGATTATATGAAACAGTTAAAGACACATACGATCTTAATAAAGTAACAAAAGATAGAGCTGAACTATACAAAAGTTTAATATGATAAATGTACCTTTAGATAAAATATTATTCATCGATATCGAAACCGTTGGTATTGAAGCGGATTACCCTACATTAGAAAAAAAGAACCCTAAATTGGCTGAACTTTTTTCTAATTATGAGTCTTGGTTTAAAAAAAGATTTCCTGAAGATGCGGACGTAACTCTCGATCAACTGTTTCAAACAAGAACAGCATTAGTTCCTGAGTTTGCTCGAATAGTGACTGTTTGTCTTGGTATTGTTGATCAATCAGGAAAATTTAAGACAACGGTATTTTCGGATGAAAATGAAAGATCTTTATTAATCGAACTCAGAAAAACTTTATTCAAATGTGGTGAACTCGGATATTTTCTTTGTGGACATAATGTTAAGAATTTTGACATCCCAATGATGGCAAAAAGAATGATTATTAACAATATACTACCACCAAAGATTTTTCCTACCTATGATACCAAACCATGGGAAGTTAAGGCGATAGATACAAGAGATGTATGGCAATATGGACAATACGCCTCAATATCTACATTAGATTTGATGTGTGGAGTTATGGGAGTTGAGTCATCCAAATCAGATGAAATGGATGGTTCAAGGGTTCACGAGGTATTCTACAAAGAAAAAAACATTGATAAAATTAATACCTATTGTGAAAAAGACGTTAAGGTATTATACGAAGTAGTTAAAAAATTACAAAATTTATTATAACATGAACGAAGCATTTAGAAAACAATTACTTGATGATTTAAAAAAAATTGAAGGATTTGAAGATCTTGGTGATATATCCCAAGACGATAATAAAGTTATGAATGAATTATTGGGTTTCGACTTAGAAGAGTTTGAAAAAGGATTTGAAGTGTCAGACAAAAGAGCGTTAGGATATAAAAAAATAGATCCTCAAGCAACAACACCAAAATATAATTACCCAACAGATTCAGGGTTTGATTTACATTCAATTGTGGAAATAGTGATTCCTCCATTTGGTAGAGCTTTAATACCGACAGGTTTAAAGTTTGATATCGATGAAGGATATGAACTTCAAGTTAGAACCAAAAGTGGTTTAGCTATTAATCATGGTTTAATCGTATTGAACTCACCTGGTACTGTTGATTGTGGTTATACAGGAGAAGTACAAGTTATTGTATTCAATACCAATCAAACTGAATTCACAATAACAAAAGGTATGAAAGTAGCTCAAGGAGTTTTATCACCAGTTGTTAATGGTAGATGGGTTCAACTAATGGAAGTTGAGGATGTAATCGAAAAAGATCGAGGAGATAATGGATTTGGTTCAACAGGAATAAAATAATTAAGATATGATAACAGTAGGATATAGTACAAGATCTCATAACCCTGAGTTCATTGAATACCTGAAAAAAAGTTCTGGTTTCAAAAAGATTAACGTTATTGAAAAAATAAATAATGGTGAAAAGAGTCTTAGTGTGGTTTATAATGAGATATTAAATGAATCAGAAACTGACATAGTTGTTTTGTGTCATGACGATTTGTACTTCGAAAGTAGTTCTTGGTATTCCAAAATTCTTAAACACTTTGAAAAAAGTGACTTTGGAATTTTAGGTGTTGCCGGAACAACCTATATGCCAGAAAGCGGACAATGGTGGGAACAGAAAGGTAGAATGATTGGTATTGTTAATCACGAACACGAAGGTAAAAAATGGGAATCTAAATATTCAGACTCTCTTGGTAACAACATCAAAGAAACTGTTATTGTCGACGGTCTATTCATTGCATTAGATAAAACAAAAATTAAACATAATTTTGATGAGACAGTTAAAGGATTTCATTTGTATGATGTAACTTTCTGTTTTAAAAATTTCTTAGAAGGAGTTAAAGTTGGTGTTATAACTAATATTAGAATTACTCATAAATCTATTGGAATGGTTAACCAACAATGGGATGATAATAGAAAAATATTTGCAGAAACATTTAAAAATAATTTACCCGCCAAGGTTAAGTATAAATTTGAGGACAAAATTAAAGTCCTCATTAGTTGTTTATATTTCAAGACTTTTACAGGATCTGAACTTTATGTTTATGAATTGGCAAAAAATTTAATTAAGTTAAATTGTGATGTTACTGTTATGTCCGAAATAGACGGACCTTTAACCAAATTGGCAATCGAAAAAGGTATCAAGGTTAAATCTCATTCAGAACCTCCAGGTTATAAAATGGGTGACGGACAGTGGGGATTTAACTCACCAAACGGTGTTGTTGAACCATCTCAACCAGGAATGTTTTATCAAATATCAGATGTAACCTACGACATAATTCACTCTCAACACCAACCGATAACTGAAAGAGTTTGTACCCTCTATCCTAAAATTGATAAGATCACCACAATTCATTCTGAAGTTATTAGTTTGGAGGATCCGTTTATTCACGAATCAATCAAAGAATACATTGCAATCAGACCTGAGATTAAAGATTACTTGGTTAATAAATTTGAGATTCCACAAGAAAAAATAGAAGTGATTTATAATCCTGTAGATAATGAAAAGTTTAAACCAAAAAATCAAAAGGTTGAAAATTCAATCCTATTTGTTGGTACTATAGATTATCTAAGAGAAAACACGATTAGAGATCTTATTGTGAAAACCAAAGAATTAGATATGGAATTATGGTTAGTGGGAGAAGATAAGTCAAATTATTTAAAAGATATTTTGGAAAATTCTCACGTTAAACATTTTAAGTCTACATGGTCTGTTGAATCTTTTATTAATAGATGTAAAATGACCGCAGGTATTCAGTTAGGTAGAACTACTATCGAAGGATGGTTGTGTGGTAAACCAGGTTGGATTTACAAAGTCGATTCTTCTGGTGGAATCCTTAGTTCAGAACTATTTGAACCTCCTGTTGATGTTGAAAAATATCACGCAGAAAAAGTTGCTAAAAGAATTAAAGAAAAATATATCCAAATTTTAAACTCATGAATGTAGGAGTAATAGGTGCTGGCAGATTAGGTCTTGGGTTTGCGTTAGTTTGCGACAAACATGGAATACCCGTATTTGTTTCAGATAAAAATGAAACATATAGAAAGAACTTAAAGAATGGATTTTGTTTTACCAACGAACCTTTTATTTTGGATCTCTTAAGTAAAAAGAGATTTTTAGAAGTCATGAATACAAATGAAGAAGTAATAAAGTCTTCGGACCTTATTTGGACATTTGTTGAAACTCCTTCCCTATCTGATGGACAATACGATATTACTAAATTGAATGAAGTTGTTAATGATTTTAAATTATGTTTTGAGAAAGGAATTGATCTAAACGGTAAAACTTTAATCATTGGATGTACCACTAACCCTGGTGACGTTCAAAACATATCTGAGTTCTTATCGAAGATATCTGTAAATGTTGTTTATAACCCTGAGTTTGTTGCTCAAGGTGAAATAGTTAAAGGTATCGAACAATGTGATATGGTACTACTTGGTACTAATAATGAAGAGAATTTAAAATACATTATTAATTTATATCGAGCAGTATCTGACACTCATGTTTCGTTTAACATCATGTCTTATTCTGCGGCAGAATTAACCAAAATCGCAATCAATAGTTTTCTGACTACAAAAATTTCATTCGCTAACATGATTGGTGAAATTGCAATAAATTCAGGTCTTGAATCTGAAGTTCAAACGATATTGAGGGCAATTGGTTCTGACTCTAGAATTGGTAAAAAATTTTTGAAATACGGGTTTGGATTCGGTGGTCCGTGTTTACCTCGAGATAATCGAGCCTTATCTAACTATGCTAAAAAATATAACGCAAACGCCAAGTTATCAGTTTTGGTCGATGAAATGAATAGTGACCATACAGAATATTTGACAGATCTTTACATCAAAAAAAATCCAGATAAAAAAATACCTTTTGTTATGAAACATATTTCATATAAAAAAGGAACAGATATAATAACAGACTCTCAACAATACAATCTTTGTCTTTCATTGTTAGAAAAAGGTTATACTGTTTTTATTCAAGAAATTGACGCAGTAATTAATCAATTCAAAAACAAGGATATTGGAGAAGGATTGAAGTTTTTTAAATACGGAACAACCCCAAAAGGATACTTAATTGATTTATGATAATATTAACAACAACATACAATTGCGCAGAATACGTTGAAAGATCTTTGTTAAGTATTATGTCACAAAGGTTTAAAAATTTTACCTGTTATATTACAGATGACTTATCGACCGATAATACTATAGAAGTCATTAAAAAAACAATTGCTGGTGATGATAGATTCATTCTTATTGAAAATCACAATAAGATGTATCAGCCAGGTAACTATGACCAAGTGATACGATGGAGAGCAATACCTGGTGAAGAAATTTGTGTTGAGGTTGATGGTGATGATTGGTTATCTGACCCAAACGTATTCACAAGAATTAATGAAGTTTATAAAGATGATAATGTTTGGATGACAAGTGGTTCATTCAAGAATACTCGTGGTATGACAGGTTTCGCATCCAAACCCGCCAGTTTTGAAAACATTAGACATCAAACATTTACACTATCCCACCTTAGAACTTGGAAGTCTTGGTTGTGGAAAAAAATTAAGGAAGAAGATTTAAGAGATGAAAATGGTGAGTATTGGAAAGTCGCTGGTGATTTAGCATTCATGTTTCCAATGTTTGAAATGTCAGGTAAAGAACATTATAGATTTTTAACAGATATAAATTATGTTTATAACGAAACAAATCCCCTTAGTGACCATAAAGTGGATTTACAAGCGACAATTGATTTGGCGAATAAAATAAGAAATAAAACACCTTACGAAAAATTATAGAATGGCCTTTGATACGAGTATAGAAAATTTAATTATTGAAGAGAGTTCAAAAAATAAGATAAACAACATCTTACATATTGGTGCTTGTTTAGGTGAAGAGATTATTTTTTACGAAAGGTTAAATCCAAAAAAAGTTTATTGGTTCGAACCAAATCCAAAATTATTAGAAGAACTTACTAAAAACGTAACAAATCAAACATTTGAGAGTTTGGTTTTTCCTTATGCTGTTAGTAATAAAAAAGGTACTTCAGAGTTTAATATTATTGAAAATACAACCAAAACAAATCCTGGTTGTTCTTCATTACAAAATTTAAAAATACACGCCGATTTATACAAAGACATTACAAAGGTTGATACATGTAATGTTGAAACAATTAACATTGATGAATTCTTACTTGAGAATAATTTAGAATCAAATTTTGATTTGGTTAGTTTAGACACTCAAGGTCACGATTTTGAAATATTAAATTCAAGTGATGTTATATTCAACGCTAAAGTAATTGTTATTGAAACGGCTGAAGTGGAACTTTACGAAGGACAAAAGGTTGATACCGAAATTGATGCTCTTTTAGAATCTAAAGGATACTATAAACGATACTATCATGAATTCCATTCAGTATGGGGAGATAGTTTATATTTTAAAAAATAATATGAAAAATTTAATTTCATGTAACCTTATGGGTGGACTCGGTAATCAATTATTCGAGGCGGCTCATGCATTAAGTCAAGGATGGAAACACAATAGAGAAGTTGTATTCATCCCAAGATCTTGGACCCCAGGTCAAGGAAATGGAACTGAAAATTATCTAAGCAACGTGTTTAGAAAACTAAACTTTGTGGAAAATTTAGACGGTTTTACTCGTGTAACAGAAGGTCCTTTTGAATATAGTGAAGTAAACCCTGTTGAAGAAAATACCGTATTTGACGGATATTTCCAAAGCACAAAGAATTGGTTTGGATACGAAGATAAAGTTAGGGAAATGTTTGAGCCACCAAAAGAATTAGTCGATGAGTTTTACGCAAAATACCCTCAGTTAAATAATTCAGAAACACTTTCCCTTCACGTAAGAAGAAGCGAGTATCTTCAATACCCTGAAATACATCCAACAATTACAAAAGAATATATTGAAGAGGCATTAAAAGTAATTGGAAACTATTCAACAGTATTTGTTTTCAGTGATGACCATCAATGGGTAAAAGATAACCTTAACTTTCCATCTGTAATTTTTGTAAATGAAGATACTGATTGGAAAGAATTGTATCTGATGGGACTTTGTAAGAATCACATAATTTCTAACTCTACTTTCTCATGGTGGGGTGTATTCTTAAATAAAAATAAAGATAAAAAAATAGTTTGTCCTTCTCGTTGGTTTGGTCCAAGAGGTCCGAAGGCTGACGACATTTACGAATCATATTGGAACACAATCCCTTGTGATTGGATTGAGGGCGGCAAATTAATGCCGATTAAGAATGATTAATACAAATCCTAATAACGAGATATGTGACATATCCCATATTCAAGGTACTATAACAATTAATAAGTATAATTTAATTGGTGATGTTATTGAATTTGGAACTTTTACAGGAGGGAGCACAAAAACCTTGTCATCAGTATTTCCTGATAAAACAATATTCACAATTGACCATTTTCAAGGATTGGAACAGACTAATAAAAACGTACCAAGTGATAGTGATTGGATTGAAAGAGCATTTGCTTTGGACAATCCATTATATGTTGATAACCATAATGTTCCTAAATCTATTGATGAAGTTAAACAAAGATTCATAGGTCATGATAACATCAAAATGATTATATCCGATGTTCACAAATTAACAATACCATCAGACTATGGTATATCTAAAATTGCAATTTGTAACATTGATGTTGATATCTATGAACCAACAGTTTCTGCATTAGAATTTTTAACTAAGTGTGAATGGTCAGAAGTGTTTATAAGATTTGATGATTGGCACGGTGGTGAACCAGAATATGACCAACATGAAAGATTAGCCCTTTCAGAGTGGATCGAAAAATATAACTATAAATTTGACATCACTCATGGCGGACATATTGGTGGTGTTTATGTAAAACGATAAAAAAATAAAAAAATGGAAAAAGTAAAAATTAGAAAAGTATCAGATTGGTGGGGAGAATATGACTGCTCATCAAACAGAAATATGCCAAAGCATTTTCAATGGATATCAAGAGAAACTCAAGACCCACATAAAATTAGTGTGTATGTTGATAACTACATCAAGGATTGGGGATTTAGAGACGGAGGTTCAGATAAAATTGGTTGGTTATTAGAATCACCACAAATGAATGAAGGAACAATTAAAGTTCTTACAGAAGATTTGGAAAAAACTAGATCACATTACAAAATGATTTTCACTTGTATGGATGAGTTATTAGCATTAGGTGAACCATTTAAGTATTGTTTAACTAACGCAGCTCCTTGGATTTGGGAAGAGAATAGAATGATTCACCCAAAAACAAAACTTGTGAGTATGATTGCATCAAACAAAGGATGGTTAAGAGGTCATCAAAATAGACTTGAATGGGTTGAAAAATTAAAAGGTAAAGTTGACTTATACGGAACTGGTCGTGAGTTCCAATTGAAAGATAAAGAAGATGGAATCAAAGATTATATGTTTTCAGTTGCAATTGAAAACGATAATTCTGATGTATATTTTACAGAGAAACTCACCGATAATTTTGTTATGGGTACGGTACCTGTTTATTATGGATCAAGAAAGGCAGTCGAAAAATATTTTGATCCAGCAGGAGTTATTTTCTTAGAGGACGATCCTAATTTAGAATCTTTATCTGAAGAAAAATATCGATCAATGCTTCCCGCAATTGAGAGAAACTTCCAAACAGCAAAGAACTTCCAAACTTCGGAAGATTATATGTGGGAAACTTATTTAAAAGATTTAATATAAATGACTTTTGAAAGTTCATATATTCCTGAAACAAAAACTTATAGATTAGTAAGAGACTCTGGTTTATATGCTAATCTTTGTTTTGCAGTTTACGAAATCGTCAGGTATACTATTCAAGGTCATAAAATAACAAACGTAGAATTGTTTTTATACGAGTACGAAAACAACAAGGATTTTTACACTGATTTATTTATAAACAAAGGATCAAATTTTTCATTAGATCACATCAGTCATGAAGAAAAAAATAGTTTTTTACTAGATTGTAAACCTAGTCACTTTGGGTTAGGTCAAGATTTTGGAAAAATAAATTTCAAAATTACTAACGAAGTAATAAATTCTTTTTTTAGACCAAATGAAACTGTAATCAAGTATTATGAAATGTTAAAAAGAAATAATAACGTCGATGTTGATAATACAATATTTCTTTGGGCAAGAAGGACTGATAAAATTTTTGAATCTATAATTCCAAAAACAGAAACATACTTAGACGTAATTAAAAAAAATTACAAACCAGGAATGACCCTGTTATTACAAACTGACGACCGATTTGTAATAGAGGACTTCAAAAAAAGAAAAGTAAAATTTAAAATCTTGAAGGAAATTCCTGTATCTCAATCATCTAAACCGTTTCACACAGGATTGTCATCTGTTTCCGATGAAGATTTCAAAAAAGTATTTGGTATCACAAAGAAATTACACTTGATACAAATTCTTTGTCTTTCTTTACTTGGAAAAGACTGTTCTTGTAGTATAATTTATCCTGGAAACCCAACAACATACATACCGTTGACAAAAGGGAGTTTCCATGAAATTTATTTATTTAAACCTAAAAAATAAAAAATATGAAATATCTAGTACTTGGCTCAGCAGGGCAAATTGGTGCGGAACTTTGTAAATTCTTAAAAAAAGAAGGTCACGAAGTTTTAACGTTTGATATAGAAGACGATTCTATACAAGATTTAAGAATTAAAGGAATAGTTGACTCTCTTGTGAGTCAGTCAGACTTTGTAATGTTTTTAGCATTTGATGTAGGAGGTTCAAGATACTTGAAGAAGTATCAACACACTTATGATTTTATAGATAACAATGCAAGACTTATGGTTAACACATTTGATGCATTAAAATCATATAGAAAACCTTTCATCTTCGCATCTTCTCAAATGTCTAATATGTCGTATTCTCCTTATGGAATTGCAAAGGCTTTAGGCGAATCTTACACAAGATCATTAGGTGGTATCACAGTTAAGTTTTGGAACGTTTATGGGCCTGAACATGACTTAGAAAAGTCTCACGTAATCACTGACTTTATTTTAAAGGCTAAAGATTATGGAAATATCACAATGATGACAGATGGAACAGAAGAAAGACAATTCCTTCATGCTGAAGATTGTTCAAATGCATTAATGATTCTTTCTCAGAAATATAATGAGATAAGTAGAGATCAAGAATTACACATCACAAACTTTGAATGGAATACAATCTTAGAGGTGGCTGACATCATTAAAGAAAGATTTCCTTGTAAAATATCCCCATCAAAAGAAATAGATACTGTTCAACTTAATAAAAGAAATGAACCAGACCCTTACATCTTAAATTTTTGGAAACCAAAGATTTCATTAAAAGAAGGGATAAATAAAATTATTAATGAAATAATATAATGGAAAATTATTTAATGGAGTTAATGAACCGTACATTAAAAACTAAAAATGATGGGGAAACACAATACTTTGAACACGTACTAACTTTTTTTTCAATAGCGCTTCAAATGAAAAGTAAAAAAATTTTAGAGCTTGGTGTAAGAAGTGGTGGTTCTAGTTATCCGTTTTTACTTGCTTGTAAAGTATTAGGAGGTCATTTAACTTCAGTAGATATTGCTAGTAGCGTTTGGAAAGCTCCACCAGATTTAGCCGAACATCAAACATTCGTATTATCCGACGCAATAGAGTTTTTAACAAATAATACTGAAAAATATGATTTAATTTACGTTGATGATTGGCACAGTTACCCTCACGTTAAAAGAGAATTAGAAGAGATTGACAGAGTTAGTGATGAAAACACAATAATTTTATTACACGATTTGATGGGAAATTCTGAACCGAATTATTGGAGTCCAATAGATTATGATGAAAATGGTGAGTGGGGACTTGGTGGTCCTTATAGAGCGGTTGAAGAATTAGATAAAGAAAAATGGGAGTGGATGACCATTCCTACCAACCATGGTTTAACCATATTAAGAAAAAAAGGAAAAGTAATAACTAAATAACATGAAAAAAATAGTGGTATTAGGTGGAGGTGGATTCATCGGAGGACACCTCGCGAAAAGATTAAAAGAAGAAGGTAATCACGTTAGAATTTGTGATATTAAAAAACACGAATATTTCTTTCAAGATGAAATATGTAACGAATTTATTTTGGGTGATTTAACAGATCCTAAGGTCGTTGACACAGTTATCGAAGAGGGTGTTGATGAAGTTTATCAATTGGCCGCTGACATGGGTGGAGCTCTTTATATCTTCACCGGTGAGAACGATGCAAACCTTATGCACAACTCAGCAACAATCAACCTAAACGTATCAAGAGAATGTGTTAAGAAGAAAGTTGGAAAAGTGTTCTATTCATCATCAGCTTGTATGTATCCCGAACACAATCAGTTGGATCCATCAAATCCAAACTGTGAGGAAAGTTCAGCATACCCTGCAAATCCAGATTCAGAGTACGGATGGGAAAAATTATTCTCAGAGAGAGTATTTTTAGCTTATCATAGAAACTATGGTTTAAATGTAAGAATCGCAAGATTCCATAACATCTTCGGTCCACAAGGTACTTGGAAAGGTGGTAGAGAAAAATCACCAGCTGCGATGTGTAGAAAGGCAGCAGAATCTAAAGACGGAGATATCATCGAAGTATGGGGTAATGGACTTCAAACAAGATCTTTTTTATACGTTGAAGAATGTGTGGAGGCTGTTTTACGTTTAATGAAATCAGATTTTACTGGTCCTGTTAATATTGGATCAGAGGAAATGGTTACAATTAATCAACTTGCGGGAATGACAATTGCCATCTCTGAAAAGAATTTAGAAATTAAAAACATTGACGGAGAGGAATTTATTCAAAAATATGGATTCAAATGTCCTCTTGGTGTTAAGGGTAGAAATTCAGATAATAATTTATATCGTGAAAAAATTGGGTGGGAAGTTAGTCAACCATTATCAATTGGATTAAAAAAGACATATCAATGGATTAAAAGTCAGGTAGATCAACTTGAAAAAGAAACTCCTTGGATTTACGAAAGTCCTGATGGAGGAACTACGGTATACAAACGATCTCCTATGTCAACAGAAAAAATAAAAGTAAAATAAAGAATATGATATCAATTCCAGTTAGTGTTGGAGAAATGATTGATAAATTATCAATACTCCAAGTCAAAAAAATTAAAGTAAGTAATGAAGAAAAATTAGAATTCATCAATAAAGAATTTGAATTGTTATACAATCTTTCTTCAGAATATCTCAATAATCTAGAAATAGAATTAATCTATTCCAAATTAATTTTGGTTAATACGAATTTATGGGATATCGAAGACAAATTAAGGATATTGGAAAAAGAAAAGAAATTTGACACCGAATTTATTGCTTTAGCAAGAAAAGTATACTTCACTAATGATGAAAGATTTAGATTGAAAAATGAAATCAATTTATTAACATCTTCAGAAATTAGAGAAATTAAAGATTACGTCAAATATTAACAATTAAAAACAATCGAATGGGAAAAACAACAAGGAGAGTACCAGCTACTCAACCTTCAAATGTGGAGAGAATCGTTAAAACAAAAAAAGAACAAATTTGTTCAATCATAAAAAGAAAAACAAAACAAAAATTTTTATCGGAAAGTCAGAAAGAGTATTACGAAAAATTAGAACTAAATCAGATCACAATTTGTTCGGGTCCTGCAGGTGTTGGTAAAAGTTACATAGCAATGAAAGGAGCGGTTGATTTACTAAGTGATCCAGATTCTCCTTATGACAAAATTATAATTGTACGACCAGCAGTTGAGGCTGAAGAAAAACTTGGTTCACTTCCTGGTAACGTAGAAGAAAAGTTAGACCCTTACATCTTTCCATCATATTATCTATTAAATAAAATAATCGGTAAAGAGGCTCGAGAAAAATTAAAAGATATTGAAGCAATTGAAGTTTTTGCATTAGCTTACATGAGAGGAATGAATATTGATAATTCAATCCTTATCTTTGAAGAGGCTCAAAACTCTACACCAAGTCAAATGAAGTTATTGTTAACAAGAATTGGTTTTAATTCTAAATTCTTTATTTCCGGTGACTTAGAACAATTCGATAGACATAAAGATAAAACACAAACAGGACTTTGGGACGCAATGAAAAAATTCAGAGATTTACCAAGTGTTGGTGTACATGAATTCGGTGATGGTGATGTGGTTAGAAACCCTCTTATTACACAAATTTTAAAAAGATACGAAGAATGAGAATAGGAATTGAAATGAATGGGGTTTTAAGGGACACTATCCTTAAATTCAGACAGTTATATGAGAAATTTAATATAGACCTTACGCCCGAATTAGAGGAGGGTGAGGAACCTGTATTTAAGTATGAAGTCATAGAACCAATAGATTCATTAGATTTATTAAACCATTTTACATTTCCGTCAAAAGATGAATTTTATTCTTTTATGTATGAAGAACATCCGATGGAAATATTTGGTCACTCTCCTTCAGTTGAGATGTCGACAATGAATGATTTAAATGAATTCTATTATGAAATGAGAGATAATCATGATATTTCGATTGTATCTGATGAAATAGGTAAATCAAAACCGGCCTCTTTATTTTTCTTATCTAAGTTTGGATGTTTAATTGAAAAAGTTAAATTTTATTCAGAATCAACAATAGATTCTATGTGGAATGAAATTGACGTTTTACTTACGGCAAATCCTAACTTACTTTTAAATTGTCCAAAGGATAAAAAAGTTATAAAATTTGAAACAGAATATAATAAACAAGTTGATTCTGATCTAAGTATTACTACACTTAAAGAACTTAAAAACAAATTGGAGGAGATTTTATGATTGAAGTGATGGGAGAAAATTATTACATCGATTTAGATGAGATTGAAAAATACGTTGATATGACAGACCCGATAGAATTTAGTGGGTCTTCTGAAATGAAAATCAACATTATAAAATACGAAATGGTTAAACTATTGATTGAGGTTATATTAGCTGAAGATCTTGAACCGATAGATAACTTAGGATTGAAAAAAAGTAAAATGAATGCAACAGTACCTTTTAAATTAGCATTCAATAGTCTATTAAATAAAAAAATTATCAAACATTTCTAAAATGGAGCAACAAGCATTAAACTTAGATAAAGTACAAATATCGATTAACAAATTAAGAGAAAAGAGATCTAAGATCTACTTCTTCGTTCAGGATACTAAAGGTAACGCAAGAGGATCTGTTAGATACATTTATCAGATGGCAATGGCACTTAAAAATGGTGGATTTAAACCAGTAATTCTTCACGAGAAAAACGACTACATTGGTGTAGGAAAATGGTTAGGTGAAAAATACATGACAGAGATTCCTCACCAATCAATCGAGAGTCAAAATTTAGAAGTATCTCCTGATGACACCATAGTTGTACCTGAAATTTTCGGATACATTATGAGCCAAGTTAAAAACTTACCTCCAGCAAAAATTGTATTAGCTCAATCATATTCAAATATGTTAGAAACATTACAACCAGGTGAAACATGGAGTCAATTCGGGTTTACAAAATGTATAACAACATCTATTAAACAAAAAGAATATATTGATAAAGTTATGAGAGGAGTAAGTTACGATGTCATTCCTCCAATTATTTCAGACGTTTTTGAAAAATCTAAATTACCGTCAAAGACTATTGTTGCTGTTCATACTAAAGAACAAAGAGATACGGTTAATTTAATCAAAGCTTTCTATTTGAAGTATCCTCAATTTCGTTGGATAACTTTTAGAGATATGAGAGGACTTTCTGAATTTGAATTCGCAAATACTTTGAGGGATTGTTGTCTTTCAATTTGGATGGACGATGAAAGTGGTTTTGGTACATTCCCATTAGAATCAATGAAATGTGGTGTACCTGTCCTTGGAAAAGTTCCAAACCTTATACCTGAATGGTTAACAGAAGACAATGGTATTTGGATTTCAGAAAAAAATGCAATCGTGGATGTCGCTTCTGACTTTATTCAAAATTGGTTAGAAGACAATCTTAATATTGAAATGTTTTTTAATATGGAAAAAACAGCAGAAAAATATTCTAACGTATCAGAATTTGAAAAAACTGTATGTGATCTTTTCTCTGACCATCAAGTAAAGAGAGCTGAGATCTTTGAAAATCAACTTAAAAAATTACAAAATAACTAATTATGTCAGATAAATTAAACATTTCGATAGTATTACCAATTAAATCTTCATTATCTAGAGACTTTGCCGAATACTTTGGTAAGGCAATTCAATCAATAAAAAATCAAATCGTAGGTGTTGATGAATTAGTTATTGTCCACACACAAGAAGAAAGTTTAGTTACTTTTTTAAACTCATTTGATTTTGGTGATTTAAATGTAAGTAAATATGTATTTGAGGGAGACCCTACTTATTCAGGACAAATGAATTTTGGTATTGAAAAAGCCAAAAACCCGTGGGTATCTTTTTTCGAATTTGATGATGAATACTCATCAATTTGGTTTAAAAACGTACAAAAGTATATGGAAGCATATCCTGAAGTACAAGCGTTTTTACCTATAGTTGTTGATACAGATGAAAAAGGAGTATTTAAAGGATTTACTAATGAGGCAACCTTTGCGGCTAACTTTAGTCAAGAAATGGGAATCTTAACAAATGAAACTTTAAACGATTATTCAAATTTCCAAACCGCTGGTATGGTTATCAAAAAAGAAGCGATAACTGATTTCGGTGGATTCAAACCTTCTATTAAGTTAACATTCGTGTATGAGTTTTTACTTAGAATGACTTATAACTCAATTAATGTTATGTCAATTCCTCGTCTAGGATACAAACATACAAATATGAGAGAAGGGTCAATATTTTGGAATTATAAGAACGGAGAATCAGTTCTTACAGATGACGAAGTTAAATTTTGGTTACAGACAGCCAAAAAAGAATATTTCTTCGTTGACGATAGGTCAATAAAATACGAAACAACGAAAGACTAATGATTGAAATCATTTCTGGACAAACAGAGGTTTCTGAAGTAATCGAGGTCTCTGATCAAACAGAAGATGCGTCATCGAAAAAAAGAGGTAGAAAAGCAGTTAATTTAAATTATTTTGATGTAAGAGAAGAAACCGCAGTTAGAAATTTTCTAATAGCAGAAACATCTGAGGAAAAAAATAAAATTTACAATGAGTTCTTACGAGGACCTCTTGATAAAATGATATCATCAATTATCAGACGATATAAGTTATATCGTAAAGATATGGATTTTATTGAAATTCATGGAGATACTCATTCCTTCTTGATGACGAAAGTCGATAAGTTTAAACCTGCTAAAAATAAGAAAGCATATTCGTACTTTGGTACAATATGTAAGAATTATTTGATGGGGCAAATAATCAAAGATCAAAAAGAAACAAATCGTAAAGTATCTTATGAAGATATATCTCAAAGTTTGGAAGAAAGACCTGACATGAGTTATAGGATAGATGAAGATGTTATGGATGTTGAAGGTCTGATTAGGAAGTACCTTATAGATTTAACAAAATTTATTGATGAAGAAAATCTTAATGATAATGAAAAAAAATTAGGATATGCACTAATTGATTTATTTGAAAATTACGAATTAATATTTTCAGGAGCTGACAATAACAAATTTAATAAGAATGTTATACTCTTATCATTAAGAGAAATGACAAACTTAAGTACAAAAGAAATACGAAGTGCAATGAAAAGGTTTAAAAAACTTTATATTTTCACTCAATCAAAGATGAAAATTTAACTGAAACTATTTATCACATATGCCTCGTCCACAAAGAAAAGAAATAAATTTTAGTAAGGAGTCCATCCTCACACTAATGCAGGAGATCTATAATGAACTTGTAGAGCAAAGAAATACTGCAATCAGAATCCAAAATAAAATGTTATCTTTTATGAAGGATCCTGAAGATATGCAAACTATCGGTCCTGTTATTGAGAAACAACAAAAGATTGTAAACGATTGTGTTGAGAAAAAACTTAGTTTATCAAAACTACAATCTTCAATTTGGGAAAAAGCAAATAATCAAACTGAAAGTTTCTCATTATCTGATTTGGACGATGACTTAATACAAAATCTAATGCAAAAAGAAGTGGACTCTCCAGAGGATAATTATAAACTCTAACCCACTATGTCATTAGATTTAGACTTTTCATATAAACAAGCAAGTGAAAAAATACAATCCCTAAAGACATTTAAGGAGATCTCTACTGCTGCGAAGACTTTAGAAAACGCCAATCAAAAAATACCTTTTGACCAATTCAATACAAATTTTAAATCTCCATTAGAAAATTTAAAAAATGCTAAAAAAAGGTTTCAAAGACAAGTTCCATCACAATTAAAAAACTTATTAAGTCTTTTTCAAGAAAACGCAGGTTCAGGTTCAGCAACGACAGGTTTTATAAAAAGAAAATTTCTTGAGGCATACACTAGAAGTGAACCGAAAATTAAACAAATAGTACAAGGTGAAATGTTTACTGCTGTTGGGTGTGCTCAAGAACAAGCGTATAATTCAAGTTCATCAATTTTTGTTCCTGTCTCAGCGATAGATTTATTTGGTAAATTAAAACAAGATCCCAACACAGGATTAGGTAAATTATTTTACGAAAAACCAGATCCTGTTTATAATGAATTTCCATTCTCAATGAATAAGGAATTATATCAGAGAATGCAATCGCCAGGACAAACATTCGAGACAGAATTTGGTGGAAATTATTTAGGAGGATCTGAACAAGAGTTATTCAATATCTCTTACGTTACACAAAATAATCGAGGAGTTACAGGTGATTTTTTCAAAGTTGACCTTAAGAATAGACAATCAACTAATAACGTTGGTGAATTTTTAAGTGATTATTTTGCAACTATTAAAATGGTTGACACCTCTGATTTAATGTCTGAAATAGTGAATTTGGTAACTAATTCTGTTGATATGAAAGCCTCATTAGGTTTAGGTGAACTACAACAAAAGAAAGGATTTGAAGCTATCATACAAAGAGTTTTAGGTCTTTGTTTCGATAGTAGACAGTCAATTGATGTAAGTGGAGTTGCCAAAGTAGCTGAATTAGATGGAGTAGACGAATCTTTCTTTCAGTTAACTGATGTGGAATCTGCAATCATCGACTCTGAAATATCTAACATACAGATGAGAACATTAGAATTTGTTGAGTGTGAAGGAGTGAGAGTTGACGTTGATTATAACAACATTGTAGATCAGATGGTTGAGTCAATTGATAATTTAGACTTAGATAATCCAGATGTACTTGCCGAACAGATCACAAAAATTATTGATTCAGCATCTGACAACCCTTCTTGGAAATTGAAAATCCCTAATGATTTTAATATCAAATTAGCCATAGATACGGATCTTCTACAAAAATTACCAATTGCACTTGTATCCGCCTTTTTATCTCCCAAAGTACTTCTTCCTATTATGGTTATGTTATATGCCATTGGAAAGGAATATGCTGACGAAATTGATTCAATACAAAAATTCATGGAAAAATTTAAAAACTTTTTCGTAAATGTTGTGTCAAAAGCCGCTTCAATATTCATTAAAGAGTTATTTGAATTGATTAAGAGAGATATTTTACTTTTAGTTCAATCAATCGCTCAAGATGTTCAGAAGTCAAAAATTTTAAAAAAGTACGCAATAATCGCAAAGTTAGTAGAATTGGCAACGATAATTGCACCTGCAATTGATGACTATAGAAAATGTAAATCTTTGATAGATGACATTCTTAGACTTCTAAACTTTATTGGTAAAAGCTTAGGAATTTCCGTGCCTTACCCATTACTTTTATTAAGTGGATTATTAGGTGGTACAACGCCTGAGGATAATACGATAAATGTAATTGAACAAATGCAGAAATTTGGTTTACCTACAGGCCCTTTACCTGATGGTAGTCCTAACTTAAATTTGGTTTCAGAATTCGCAAGACAGAAAGGTCAAGAACTCGCGGAGGCAGGTTCTGGATTTGTAAATGTTGCAATTCCACCTGATATTATATTACCATCAGGGAGACCATCGCAATTAACTTTATCAGGAAAAAAGTTTTAATATGAACTTGAATGAAATAATTGAAGAATCAAAAAACAAAAAAAATCTACCTAATAAAAAATTAGTGGAGATGATGAGCGAATTAACAGATGAATTCGAAAAAACAAAAAAAGAATTAATTATTCTAACACAATATTTCGATAAACTTGAAGAGACATATGACTCTTTATTAATTGAGTACGAAACTAGACAAAAATAATGGGACCAGATCCAAGTTTAATATTATCCAAAATACTCTTCACCGGAGTAGTCTTCGACAACCAAGACCCAATGTTACTCGGTAGAGTAAGAGCGTCTGGTTTAACTGATAACGTACAATCAATTTACGAAGGTATTCCTGATTGGAACCCCATAGAAGACCCTTGGGGACCAAGGGATCCTTTTGTTTATTTATCATTACTACCATTTTTCATTAGTCAAATACCTAAGGTTGATGAACTTATACAAATAATATACTCCAACCCAAGAATACAATTTAGTAATCAGTTTTATATTCAAGGACCGTTTTCATCACCGATGAACACTAACTTCGAAAAGAACGACGGGGCTGATCAAAATTTACCTACAGGTGTACAATACACTCCATCTCTTCCTATAAAAAACAAAAATGGTACTTACAAGGATAGTAAAAGTTTTGGTGTTTTTCCTGAACCAGGTGATAACGCTCTTTTAGGTAGAAAAAGTGCCGACGTTGTTGTAAAAGAAGATGAATTATTACTTAGAGCGGGTAAAACATTATATCTTAATCCTAATGAATTACCTGTAGCATATACTCGAAGATCATTCATACAATTGACTCAATTTAGAAATACCAAACAAACTCAAGGGTTTAATAAGTACACTAAATTAAATCAAATTATTCAATCTGTTAAGTATTTGATTGAGTATAATATATTCAACCCTGAAAACGCACAGAACGCTTTCACAGGTGAAATAAACGTGTACTCATTTACTTCACAAGTTTTAACTGACGACGAATTTACCTCAACCAAGAGTTATCCAAATAAAGCATTGAAAGAAGTCATTCCATTCAATCGACTGACAATGAATGAAACAGTTGCAAAAATAAATTCAGTACTTGAGGCATATAACGACAATACTAATACACCTTATTTTTTTAGACCGTCGTCATCATTGACTGCATTACAAAATAATCAAGATCCGTCATTTTTAGTACAAAAACTAAATGCCACATATATTATAACAAATTCAAAACCAAATCCCGCAGCTAATATTAAAGGATCTGGTTTAGTTTTCTGGAAGAATGCATACGGTCAACAATACACCCCCGAAAAAGTTATTGAGCCAATTATAGATTACACACAAACACCTTCGTCGTATGGTGTGGTTGGAGCAGACAATGTTTATATTTTATCTCACAAATCAAAAATACCAAATAAGACTAAAATCAATTTAGACGGAACTTTATATGGTATCAGTCAAGATAAGTTTGTGGATGAGTTATTTAATCAAACCTCAAGTAGTGTTAGAGGAGAAGAGTTATTACAATTAATCAATCTAATTGTTCAGTTTTTAGTTGGTCACGTTCATCCGTTTCATGGGTTACCTCCGGTTCCTGTTGCAACAAACGGATCAGACATCCCTTCAATACTAAATGAAATACAACAAGCGTCACAAAAAATCCTTAACGGCAATATCCGAATCAATTGATATTTATTGAAAAAGATAAATGTCAATTTTAAGATCATATTTCAATAGGAACAATACAATTGTATCTGGTAATTACGTTAACACGGGAAGAAATCCTGTTACACAATTAAATTTTGGTAACACACAAAATATTATTGCCCCTACAGGTTATTCAAGATTTATCTTTGATTTGGATCTTTCTGAATTGGAGGCGAAAGTTGCCACAGGGGAAATATCTACAGGGTGTACAAACGGATTCTCAGGAATAACACATACTTTAACGATGACAAATACATCAACATTTGATTTGGATTTGTTGAATACGTATATGTCCGATGAAGCAAGAAGAGCAACCTCATTTGATCTAATTTTATTTAGAATACCTAAAGTTTCAGGATCGACAGGATTACCTCAGACATGGGATGAAGGTGTTGGATACGATTATTATAATTTCCAAGCCACAAGAAATTCTGCAACAGGACAATTATCTCCTGATGAAACAGGATTGGACAAAGCCTTTTCTGATAGAGCATCTAACTGGTACCAAAGAAGTACAATATTAGATTGGTCTACAGATGGTATCTACAACAATACAAACAGTGGTACAGGATCTACAGTAAATTATTCAGCATTAACAATTGTTGATGTTCAACATTTTGAGTTTGGTAATGAAGATATCAATTTTGATATGACAAACGAAATCAACTCTATTCTTGCCGGATCTTTAACAGGTGTAACAGGATGGGGAGTTGCGTATTACCCTCAATTGGAGAACATCACAGGACTTACTGAAAACTATAGTGTAGGGTTTTTCTCAAGACATACTCAAACATTTTATCAACCATATCTTTTAACGAATTACGATGACTTAATTGATGATGATCGTAATACATTTACAAAAGGTAAAATTAACAATCTATATCTTTACGTTTACCAAAACGGCGATTTCGCAAATTTAGATCAATTACCTGTAGTAGATGTTAAAGATGCAAATGGTAACGTTATACCAGGTCTTAATAGTTTACCTACTTGTTTACGTACAAAAGGGGTTTACGAAGTATCTATACCGGATATATTACCGAACCTAACACCTTGTATCTATTATGATAATTGGACAGGATTAGTTATAAATGGTCAATCTATTCCAAACGTCCAAAATGAATTTGTTTTATTACCTATTCAGGCAAATATTATTATCGGATCTCAATCACAAGATCCATCCAATTTTGGTTTTACTTTCTACGGAATTAATCAAGATGAAAAAATATTAAATACAGATGTCAGAAAAGTAGGTGTTGTTGTTAAACGAGCTTATACCACAAATACAGTTCTACAAAATGTTCAAGCGTTTTATAGAGTTTATGTTATGGAAGGTCAAACTGAAGTTCAAGTACAAGATTGGACTAAAATTAATAGAACACCAAATGAATTTTATTTCATATTTGATATGAAAGACAAGATTCCAAATGAATATTTTGTGGATATTAGAGTGAATACTAATGGGGAGAAAGATACTTATAAAAGACAATTAAAATTCCAAATCGTTAATAAGAAATAATATGACAAAGAAAATCGTAACATTATCAGAATCACAACTTTCTGATTTAATTAAAAGAGCTATCAATGAAGCCAATCACGAGACTGAAAACTATATGACGTTTTCCAATCTTCAACAAATGAAAAGACAGATCGACATGTTAATGGAATTAGATGAAAACGTTATCGATGAAATTATTCAAAATGGACATGATTGGGCTGATGATCATATAAGTGTTGCTAAAGAAAATATAGATCAAGTATTTGATTTCTTAATGAATGAAACAAGAAAAAATAACCAATACATTGATTACGAAGAAATGACAGAAGGTAGAAAAAAAACTGGAACAAAACTTTGTGCAAGGGGAAAATCAGCAGCTCAATCCAAATTTAAAGTTTACCCAAGTGCTTATGCAAACGGGTATGCTGTTCAAGTTTGTAAAGGAAAAATCAAAGGTTTAGACGGAAAAAAACAATGTTCAGGCGCATATTGTTAATTCAAAAAATTAATTTATATTTGTGATATGAACCAAAATGAAAATTCTGGGATACTATTTAGACTATTTTTGTATCTAAAAGATAAATTCGACCCAAAGCCTCCGATAGCAGAAGAAGTTGAAACATGTACACATATCGTACTTAAAGTTCTTGACTACGAAGACACGGAATTAGTATACGCACCAGTTTCAAACAAAAGATTTATAGTAAATGAAGATAAAGGTATGGCCATCACCATAGAGAATAGAGTCGTCCATATTATCAATCACGTATACAGTTATAGTATCTACATGGAAAATAACGAATGTTACAGTAAAATTCTAAAAAAATTTGATGATATTTCTGAAAAGAAAAAAAATGAATTAGAGGTAAAACTTACCAATAATATTAAACATTCATTAAAGAAAATATTAGAAGGACTCTCTTAAGACCTTAAAAATAATTTCCCTGATTCCTTCGTTTTTCGGTTTGTATGAAGTTCTAATCGGTTTTTGACCCTTACCGGTTTGAGTATCTTTTTTCTCTGCGGTTCTTTTTTGTCTACAAGCAGCTCTCTTTTGGTCTTCAGACATTTTTCTAGCAACACCCATAGCACGACACTTCGGATAACCCTTATCATCTGCTTCAGGTCTACCACAAGTAGGATGTTTACCATTCTTATCTTTACGACAAATGTTAACCCATGGTCCCTGTGGTTGTTTACTACCCTTAGGTTTCTTTTTAGTTCCAAACCAAACAGCTAAATCTTCTTTCAAGAAATCTTTACTCATGTAAATAAATATCATAAAATTACTATTATGACAGGAGCAACAGAACAACAAATTCAAGGAGCACTATTTGGTACCATCCAATACGCAGATGAAACATCATTAGGTGTTTTTTTAGATAACCTAAAAAAAGAACAAGCCATTCTGATTATTACAGAAGCTCTTAAGTTCGGATACGAAAGAGGATTGTATGATCTTAAAGAGTCCGAATCAATATCAAAATCACTAAGAATATTATCTACAGAATAAAAAAAGGACCTCACGGGGTCCTTTTTCATTTATAATTTTATTCCACAAGAAGGACAAAATTTATGTTCCTTCTTTTGTTTTTTACCACATTCAGGACAATAGTTTCTGATTTCATCTACCTCAATGTTTTTTGTACTTGCAGGTTCAATTTTAAACTTAATTGTATGTGATGTGTGATAATTAAATTGTTCGTATGAATTAGTAAAAGATTGATCGGATTCATCCCCCTTTTCAACCCTACCGGTTTCAATTGACTTACTTTTCTTCTTTAGTGAATTAGGTTTACCACTCAACAACGTTTTTGATGTATCAAATTTACTTCTAAAAGTATCTGAAGTAACAGAACTTGTATAAGTTGAGTTATAATTACTAAGATTAGTTGTCCCATATGTAACTCCTCCTGTTGTAGTAATCGTTGTTCCAAATTGTGGAACATAACCAATGGTACTTGGACTACCATACAATGTTCTTCCACCTAAATAGAAATTATTTACAACTTGTTGTTCATCATAGAACTCAATTAATACATTTCCATTTAAATCGATTGCAGACCTATTTTCAGACGTGTCTTTTACTTTGTAGGTACTGAACTCAAACTTGTTATTGGAGTCAAGGAAACGTTCTAAAAACACTCTCTGACCTGGTTTTAATACAATACCACCTGTGGATATGTATTCACCATTCAATTTGATTTTACAGAGAACCGTTTTGTTTTTTGGATTATGGATTTCGAATTCGAAGTTGTCTTTATCGTTAAGGAAGACAACGTGTCCATTATAGACTTTTAATCTCGACTTTTTCTTTGTGATGTGCGCAGTCGGTTTGCCCACTTGTGTTGCGTAATTCATTTTTTTTAATTTTATATTAGCTTATGACTACGTTACCAATACCTTCATATCCGTGAATATTCTACAGCTTGTTATGGCTGGGGACTGATAAACTAAAATCTAAAAATAATTATACAAAAAAATATTTTGTTGAAAACAATTATTTTACTACTTTTGTAAAAAAGATAAAAATGGGAAAATTTTTAATATACTTGTTTGTTTTGTTATTGTCAGTGAAATCATATGGACAAAAAGTAGAATATGTTCTTGGTCAGGATGACAAATCAAAAATCACTATGATGACATCTGAGGAACTTTGGATGTACGTTGAATGCATTACAGCAATTGGTAAAGAAAAAGAAGTTCTTAATTGGGCATCTGAAGATATTTGTAATTTAATAAGAAAAAACCCAACACATTTTAATTGTCAAGTAGTCTCCATTGATTCTAAAAAACAAAGATTGAACATCAAACCTCAAAAGGGAGAAACAAACTTAGGTTCTGAAAAATTAGTTTTAATCATTAAACGTGATAAGAAGAATTCTATTATAAATTTGTTAGTACTTTATTGATTACCCTTACTCTGCTTATACTGCTCCAATTCTTTTTGTCGAGACTTTCCGATGTTGTGGAGATTTGCAAAATCTGTCCAAGGTTTATTATTGTATCCTTTGTAGAATCTAAACAACTCGAGTTGGTCGTTCGGGATTCGTAGAATGCCATCTTCCCCAACAAATTTGTACAACTCATATATTGTATCAATTGAATAATTTGAATTAGCATCCAATTTCAATTTAAACGGTTGAACTCTTGGTTTTGGTTGTTCAGCTTCAGTACCTGGACCACCTGCTGTAGATATTACTTCACCACATTTGTTCAACTTCAACAAAACTACAGGCGGGTTAGCATTTGACATTCTTTTACCTCCAGTAGTGATGAATGTACCTGGTAATAAAACCTGACCATTATCACTAACAATTGTAATATGTGCAGGGTCACTGTGACAATCTCTTAAGGCACAATTATACGTTATTATTATTTCTTCAGGATTTTTTGCTAATATTTCTTGTTTTTGTTGAGCACTTACAACAATTGTAAAACTTCTTGAGGGTCCACTTACCCCTTGTCCTATTTGATTGTTCAAATTAATTTGTGGGTCACCTTTTTGATTTGTCAAAATAATTCCGTTTGCCCACATGTTGAAAACCGCCTGGTCACATTTATGACACTTACTTTCATCTTGATTTGGTTTACACCATTCTTGTCTATAGTCAATAAGAACACTAAAACCTAACTGACAAATTTCTTTTTCATTTTCTCCACTACCAACTATATTAAAACTAACGTATTGCCATTGGGTGTAACTAGGGTCGTTTGCTAATTGTCTAATTTGTTCGGGTGTTGCATTTTTTGGACGATTCCATTCTGGCCCTTGTGCCCCTAAATTTTTCATTTCGACAGTAATGTTTGCAGGTAATTTTGATGTTAGATAATTTTTCATCTCTTGACCTCTCAATTCAGATAACTGTCCCGATTCTAAACCAACCCCTCTATTCGGAACTTTCGATTCTGATGATTCAATTTCTAACTTTATCTGTTGATTCTTAGGAAAATTTTCCACGTAATCCAATAGTTGTTGCACCACACCATCCACTTCAGCCTTGTTGAATTCCTTGTACTTACCACTTGGGAAAGTATTATTTGGTAGAGTGAACTTTTTTGGTTCTAATTTATCTACAACTATTTTTTGTTCGCTTATTAAATACAGATTTTTTGTTGCCCCCTCGTGCATCATCAATATTCTTTTTGCCTCGTCTGTCGAAATATTCCAATTTTGCTTAATCATAGTAATAAATATACCGAGCATAAAAAAAGGGTCCCTTTTGAGGACCCTTTTGTATTGTTAGATAATTGATTATCTCAATTCTCTTAAGTCGAAAGTTCTAACTCCATCAACTGTAATTCTACCGTAGAATCTGTTGTTCACCATCTTCTTAGCGTATCTAGTCATGATACCTTTGATTGGAGTGAAGTTAAACGGATTGTACATTGTAGGTGTAAGTTGTAAAGGTACGTATGGTGCGTAGATGTAACCTGTGTCAAGTAAAGAAGTTCCTTTGTGACCCAATAACACTTGGTTAGCAGGGAAGTAAGGATCTCTATACACTTGGTAACGTCCAGCTAAAGTACCAACTCTTTCAATACCCATGTTGTATTGATCTTGCTCAGGAGCTGCGTTTGAAACGTGGAAATACTCCAAGTCATCAAAAATAGCACTGATTTCAGAAGATACAACGATCCAGTTTGCTCCACCTCTTAAAGTAGATTTGTGGATTTGAGCTGAAATTTGGTTGATTGCTGTAATCAACGTTTGGTTCCAATCTTTTTGAGTGTAAGGAACAGCGTTGGTACCTAATTGCTTCCATCCGTTGTAGTTCCATCTTAAGTTCCAAGATGCACCTTTTCTAAGATCTCTCAAGATTTCTCTGTCGATTTCTGCTGCAACTTGCTCAGATAATAAAGCTGTTAATTCAGCTTCAGCATCGATGTTGTGGAATGCCGCAACGTCTTGAGCCAATTCAGGTGACCATTGTGCTCTTAACTTTCTTTCTGTAACAGAAACTGTTACTGCTTGAAGGTCAAAAGAAACCTCACCTAATCTGTCTTCAAATTCCATTTCTTTGTAAACTCTGTACTTACATTTGAACGCTTGGTTGTAAGCTGTATCAATAACTGTAGTTGTTCCTGAGTAACCATCTAAAGAGTTCGCTCCAACTTCACAAGGAACTTGAAGATCCGCCTCTAAATAGATAACTCCTGTTACATCACAAATATTATTATAAGAACCACCATTTCCTGTTGAAGGGAATGAAGTTGTTGCCTGACCACCGTATTGAACGATACCCTTACCATAAACCTGAGTTACAACTCTAAATAATACTGGTGAAGATACACCAGAAAATCCGTTACCTGTGTTTGGATTAGTGATTTTTTGTACTTGTAATGAAGCTAAGAAAGCTTCAGTATCCATTTCATTACCATCAGGACCGATCAATTGACCAGCACCTGCTGATTGGAAACCAGATAAAGCCATGATAACTTTTCTGTAAGTACCTGCACCATATCCTGATTGGATTAATGCGTTACCTGCTGAATCCCAAACTTGAGTTGAAGCTGTGAAAGTCTGTGCAGAGAAAGTACCTTTAGAGTAATCGAAAAGACCTGGAGGATCCAAATCTGGTTCGTTACCTTCGTAGAAAAGGTCATATAAATCTTTATCGTTTTGGTTATATCCAGCTTGTTGAGATGCAGGACCGTTTGGTGAACCAAAAGGTGCGTAGTGATCTCCACCATCTTGAGGTAATAACTCGTTAGGTGATTGATATCTTTGGATATGAGGTACAAAGTAGAATAATTTACCGATTGGTAAGTTCATTGCTTGTACTGATACGATATCGTTAGCTAATAATTTAGAGAAAACTCTTCTAACGATTGGGAAAACTACAGTTTCGAAAGAACCTGATGAGTCTGTTGTTGCAGCCTCATTGATCAAATATGATGCTTGGTTCTCAAATAACTGAGCTACGTTTTCCTTTTGGTGACCTTTAAGACCTTCTAAAAAGCCTAATTTGTCCCATTTGTTGATTGTGTCTTCTTTGATAACTTTAAGGTGCTTAAGACCGATGTTACCAACAAGACCTGATTCTAATAATGCTCCCATTTTAGTATGTTTTGTTTTTTTTATTTTTATTTATCCTATTTTACTCATAAGATCCTTAATTCTTAAGAATTGAGGTGCCTCATAAGTTTTATTCTCCATTAGAGTAGCTGATGATCCTGTAGTAACTACTTTGTCAATCTTACCAACAGATTCGTTGATAGATTTACTTGGTGTTTCAACATGACCTAACTCATCTTTTAGAGTTTTGTATAGATTTTTAGATTCTTTTAAACTTTCAACTCCATCGAATCTTCTTAAGATGTTAATCTTTTCTTTCTTAGTTGTTGAATGCTCTGTAAATAATCTTGTAGCGTATGCTAAATTTGAATTGAATATTGCAACTTCATTAAGTTTAGATCTAAAAATGTTAAGTGCTTTTCTGTACTCTTCATTCTTCTCTCTTAATTGTTTTACTTCTTCTTCAACAGATTCTGTATGAACACCACCTTTACCATAAACATAGTTTCTGTTATTAGTGATACCCTTTCTTAAACCTCTTGATCCGTCTTTAGAGCCGAAACCATATGTACGTGCAGCTTCTTTAGTTTCTTCCTTTTCGAATTTAGCGTCATCTCTACGTGACTTTGTAGAATCAAGTTTCTTAGAAGCAATTTTACCATGCTTCATAGATAACTTCTCATCTTCTTTGTCCTTGTATCCTTGACCTTCTTTAGTTTCCACTTTTTTAGCTTTACCTTCCATGTTTTCACCTTTTTTGTATTCAAACTTAGGTTTACCCATACCAACGCCTTTTGTTCCTTGCTTCATTTTCTTTGGTGATTTATATTCTGTTTCACCGTCATATTTGAAGTCAGGCTTTCCCATGCCAATACCCTTAGGTTTCATTGCCATTTTAGCCTCTTTTACTCCGACTTTTTTATGGTCGTAAGATTCTTCCATTTCATCTTCCTCATACATTTCTGATTCCATCTCAATGTCTAATTCAGGATCCATAGATTGCTCGCTCATTTCTGAGTCAACGTCGATTGACATTCCACCCATTGGGTCGATATCATCGTCTTCAGCCATTTCGTCGTCCATCTCTATCTCATAAACAATTTCGTCCATTTCTTCGTCGTCCATGTCTTCATCATCCATGTCATCCATGTCATCCATGTCTTCTTCAAGGTGAGAATCTCCGTCGAATAGTTTGTTAACAATCATGTCTATATCTGATTCAGAACCCATGTCAGAATCCATGTCAGAATCCATGTCTAATTCCATGTCTTCTTCATCAAGCTCGTCATCCATAGACTCTTCCATTTCTTCAGATTCGCCTAATTTAACTAAGTATTCAGCATCTTGATTGTTATCAGTGATGTGAATATCTTCACCGTCTTTTTTAACAATGATACCATCTTCTTCGCCCATAGCCTTAAAAATTTTAAGGATTTCGTCGTCAGATGCTCCTGTTAAATCGATTGGTTCTTCAGAATCAAAGTCGTCAGATGCATCAAGATCCATTTCGATCTCGTCTTCATCTTCATTATCAACATCCATATCCATGTCTTCTTCATCAGAATCCATGTCCATTTCAGCATCTAAGTCTAACTCAACCTCATCTTCTTCTTGTTCAGATAGAGATTCCTTTACTAATTGACTGATTTCTTCCTTCATAGTAGAAGCAAGTATTCCTTTTGCATTTTGGGCAATAGCTTCTTCAACATTTTTCATTTGAATAAGTGCCTCTTCAACAATTGATTTATTTTCTTGCATAGAAAAATTTGTATTTTATCCTAATAAATAGTATCTAAATGGAAAAAAATTAAATATGTAATGTATTGATAGATTTTTGAAACGAGGATATAACCGAAGAAGGATGATTATTCAATATCCAAGTTAAAACATTACTTGATGATGAGTCAAATATCATATAATTAGTTGTTGTAGAATCATCCACTAAAGTTACCGTATAACAAATACCATTGGTATCATTAACAACTAAAGTTTGTAGTACCTCAGTGATGAAATAACGAGGTTCTGATAAAGTTTCAGCTAAATTGATTGCATCTTGAAATGTTGATGATTGTAACACTTTTCCCGCCCCTGAGTATGATAAAAGTAAATTCATATTATTATTTACTCTATAAATATATCCAAGCAAAAAAAAAGTGGTCTGAGACCACTTTATTCTTTTTAATCAATTACTTCATCAATTTTACTTTCAGATACTGAAGTTATTCTCCATTCATGTGAGAACCCTTCATACTTCTTAGTTACTTTTGCCTCCACATCGGTAACTGAAAAACCTTTAACAAGTTTTTCTTCTCTAATCTTTTTAATTTTACCAGAATTTTCATCAGGTAAATCATAAGTAATTTTTGCTACAAAATATTTTTCGTCCATAATGTTTTATTTGCTCAAATAATCGGATAATTTTTTCATTAAATCAATAGACTTACCTGTATCTCCTTGAACAGAACCTGACATTATTTTTTCTTCATCTAAATTTTCTTCGTATTTCAATCTGTCTTCAGGATTAGGGAACAGATATGCCCCTGGTGTTGAAGGGGACGATACTAAATCAAAACAAATTAATTCGAAATCATCCTGTACTTCGTTTCTTTCTCCCACCTTTTTCAATGATCCCACTCCTCTTGATGATACTCCCATAGTAACTCCTTGTCTCATCAAGTTAGCCGCGATATCTCCTTTAGTTGATACGATACCACTCTCATGGAATCCTGGCGATGTCAATAATTTTAACTTACCCATTAAGATATTTCCTTCCCACCAAATATCAGTAATAATGTGAGCGACTCTATCAAGGTCAATCAAAGAAGATTCTGGGTGATTCAACTCTGAAGTTGACAAACCTTTGGATATAGTTTTTTTATATCTATCCGCTTCTCTTTTCAATATTCTTTCAGGATAAAATCTTCCGTTCCTGTTAGGTGTGTTATACTTCTGTAAAACAGCGTAGAACTCAAAAGGTTTCTTATGGTCTAACATGTTACTCTCTTTTAACACAGATTCATTAAGAACATCGGTAGGAGAAACATATCCCGCGTCCATTTCGATCAAAATTCCTTTTCCTGATTCATTAGGACCAAGTATACGTAATTCTTTCATTTAAACTTTTTCTATAAATATACTTGCGGCTCTGATTTGTTAATATTTCCGTTTTTTGTTAATGTAAAATCAAAATAAGAATTATTACTAAAGTTTTCATTGTTGATTTTTTGTACAATTTTTTTGATAGAGTCTTTAACTTGTGTAGACTTGAAATCTAATTCGGATATTGTGAAAAGATTAATTTCTAAATTAAGAAATGATTTTTTACCATAAACGATTCCACTTGTTCTAAGATCAAGATCTACTATTGTTTTTTCTTCATATAGGTTTCTATCAAGATTATTGTATACTGAATGTTTTATTTCTCTACTAAGATTACAAACAATTCGATTCCAATTGTCTGATGATATTTTGGGATTGACCCATGATTGTATGTTTATGTAAATTGATTTTAGGGTTTTGGAATCCACAGTTCCAAAATTAACTTTTAAGGATTCGAAATTATTTATTCTCGACGTTTTTCCTTTCTTCATTATGTTTCATGTTATAAAAGTTTATTTGTTTGTATAAACATAAAAAATTTTATACCATTAGTCAAAAAATGACGAATCTAAAATATATTTAATATTATGATTATTGTAGAAATTGGAAAAAATGAAAATATAGAAAGAGCATTAAAAACTCTTAAGTCTAAAGTTATTAAAACGAAACAACAAAAAATACTTTTTGAAAGAAAAGAATTTGTAAAGCCGTCAGTTAAAAAGAGAACACAAAAATTAAAGGCAATCTATTCTGAAAGAATGAGACAAGGTTAGATTGATTTTTCTAACGAACTAATTCTAACATAGTTCATTTGATTGAATTCTTCTCCTTTAATTTTATCGATAGTTTCAGAAATTTTAGTTTTCAACTCGAATTCACTTTCACCCTCTAAAATGGTTTGTAACTTTGTAATTGCACTTTCCTTTATAGTTGTGAATTCTGTTTCTAAATCTTTCGGGTTACCTTTAACAACTTTTAGAAAATCTTTTTTAGTATTCTCGTCCATTGTATCAATATAACTTTTCAAAGTTTGATTAGCAACACTAACCATAGACTTCAAAGGGATATTAATTGATTCGTTAACCTTATTAGGTGATTTCTTTAATGTATCTATAAGATTTTTCTTAGATTGAATTCTCTCAGAAATATTCAACGTTTTAGTATAAACAATATTATCTAAATCAGAATATTTGTTATTGATAGTCTTTGAACTAAATTTAGGTAATTTTGAAGAACCTAATATTGTTTGAATTAATTTAATCCCTTCCTCCAAATATTCTTTGGCGTCAGATTCGGACATACCCTTTTCTGATGTTAAATCATCATATAAAGAATATAGTTTTGAGATTGATTTATTGGTCAGCACGTTTTGATGAAATTCATTCATCACTTTCTTGAAATTTTTTTGGTCTTTGTACGACTCAATCAAACTCTCTTCTATTATGGATTTTACTTCTCCGAATGTCATTGGGACTTATTTTTTTAATAAATATTAGGAATTTAATAAGTTATCCAATTCTTTTTCCATTTCTCCTAAAAATTGTTGTCCTTGACTCAAATCCAAAATATCTCGACCTTTAATCATGTCACTATCTAACAAAATATTCATGTTAGCGAAACGGGACTCTGGTACTGTTTCTGCCGGTGTTTCTCCTGCAGGTGCCTCTTCAGGACTAGGAGTTGGTTCTTCACCTCCTGCTGGTGGTGTTGGGAATCCTCCACCTAACGGTTCTGTTACTTCACCCTCAGGAGTTGCTCCCGTTGCCGTGGATCCTGTAACCGTTCCATATAACTTATCTATATTATCGAATATTCCTGTCTTTTGAATAACAGCAGGTGTGTTTTTAAGTTCTTCACCAACAGCCTTTTCAATTCTCTGTTGTTGTAAATCAATTTTAATTTCTTCGTCGGAGAATCCAAGAATATGTTTTTTAGCCCAAGTAGAAGATACAGGTTGTATACCATTTCCAGGGTCTGAAACTGCATCTTTGTATAGTAATACTTTTTCTTTCCAAACGTCAATTTTTAATAGATCAGCTTGAGTAGACGGATTTGTTAATCCAAGTGTAAAGTTTTCAATTTCTTCTTCAAACCCTAATAAAAATAAGTGGATGATAGCAACTTTATTAAGTTCTGCTAGCATACTCTTTTGAATTCTATTAATAGTTCTGGCAAATCGAATATCTTGTAATGCTAAATTTTTTCCATCACCAACAACCTCCTCAAAACCTAAGAAAGCTTTAGGTACACGAAGTGCTGTTAAAAGTTTCTTTTGAATATATTCGATGTCCGCAATTTCCGCTAAGTTTTGTGCGCCAGCTAATGTTTCGATAGGACTCGGTGCTGCCGGATCTCTAACAGGTACGAAAAAATCTTGGTCAACTGCCATCTGATTAAATCTCATATCAACGTTACCTGTTTTTTGATCAACAACTTGATCTCTTTTGAATTTGTTTGCAACACGTTGTACATATGCCTCAACATCTGCATCTTCCATATTACCAACAAACACTTTGAAAATTCTTCTTTCAGGTGCTCTTGATGTTCTATAGATTAACATTGCATCTTCAGATAACAATAATTGTTTCCATATTCTTCTTGCTTTTTCTAGCATAGATGTTCCATATGGAAGTTTTCTGTCATCACCTAATAATCTAAAGTGAGCAATTTCCCATGATTGGAATTCCATATTTTTATTCTTCCAAGTAAAATGAAGTGCTTTGTGTTCTGTAGGATTTTCGATAGATTGTGCCCTTCTTTCGTGCATACCTGCTTCGACTCTTTCAATTTCAATATTCGGTAATTGTTGTACACCAACAACACCTTTTTCAGGGTCTAATTTAAGATACACAAAATTATCACCATACTTACATGCGTTTCTTGTCCACATTGCTAAGTTAGTGTTGACATCCATTGTATTGTTAAATAAATCGGCTAATACACCTTTGATTCTTTTTGATTCAGAATAAATTTGTAATATAAATCCATCTTCGTTTGTTGTTGTAGATTCCTCAGCATAGATATCTAATGCTGCAGAAATTTCAGGAGTATACTCCATCGACTCATAATCATAAACTGAGGCAAGTCTTGTTGGTTCATAATAAACCGCTTGAGAATACATGTTATTCTCAACTTTCGCCCATTGGTTGGACAGATAAAAGGTTTGCTGTGCCTGAAGTTTTTCACGCTCATATTGTTCTTTATCTTGGGTTCTTAGTAACTCTTTTTTATCGAACTTGAGCGTAGGATAATCTTGATTCAAAAGAGAGTTAGGACCAAAAGCTTGGGATAATCTTTGCCAGACCGTTAGGTTCTTTTCATTCATGTTATAATTCTATTTGTTTCGTGGAAATATTAAATAGATTATTTCCCGAATAACCATAAATACTTTTGATAATCGCTTTTTGTTGCTTCTGATGGATACCTTCCACTGTTTGTTCCACCTGCAGGTATCATAGGATTGAAAAAGTCGGACCTATTTCTATTTTCGTTAACACTTGTATGCCAAGCATCAATCATAACCTTAGTCTGACTCACAACTTTCGATAAACTTTGGAATGAAGTATCTCCGACGTAAATCGCCATTGATATTGCCATAATCAAATCATCATGATGACCTTTTTGGTGATCAGGTCTTCCATGAACATATATGAATTTTCCCATTTCATTCAATAACCTTGATGATCTGATTTTGAAATCATGTCTCAGTGCCTCTTCGAATGCTGCAATAATTTGTACACGTTTGTTATTGAAATTAATTCCAGGAATTTTTTCGTCTCTTTTGGGATCCCACTTATATTTGTTTTTATCTGTAACACCCTCAACGTATAAATTCTTATACCCCAACTCTTGTAGTTTTCTTGCTGTTGCAACACCCATACCTCCTGTTAAATCCGTCACTGCAAAGGCATTATACATATTACCCCATTTAAATGCAATTTCCGCCAATGTATCTGGTGGTAATTTTCCGACGTATTCGAATACTTGTTCTCTATCATCGAAGTCTATTATCACAATACATGAGAAGTCCTCTGAATCACCTCTGGATACGTCAATACCCATAATATACTTGTGTGTTAATACAGGTTCTTTCCATATCCACAAATTACCCGCCATCATCTTTCCATCTGGTTCTTTGATGTCGTTTTCTTTGATTCTCATTAATTGGTTGGCATCAAACACATTATCACCCGATCCCAAGAAGTTACACTCTAATTCCTGTGCAACTTTTCTCTTGTCATACTTAAGTTTTTTAACCATTCCCTCGAACCATGTCGAGTATGGTTTATACCCTTTAGACAAATATTCATTTACAATCGTGTAATCTCTTTCATATGAATTTTCGACTGTGAGGTCAACTATCTCTGTATTAGGATAATTTTCTCGATTCAAAAGATACTCAACAAGATCTTCAGTTTTAACCATCTGTAAATCTTTATTGTATCTTGGATCTTTGAACCAAAACATCTCAGTGATGTTAAATGTATTCATCTTTCTGAGAGCCTGATCGTAGATTTCATAATAAATTGGATCATATCCATTTGGGGTAGAAATTACAATAACCTTACCACCCGTAGATAGTGAGGCCATACAAGCAGCCCAAAAGTCATCATCGGCTTCAATGTAAGCAGCTTCATCGAAAATTAGTATTGTAGGTGTATATCCACGTAAGGCATCCTTCGAAGTTGCAACGGCTTTAACTTCACATCCATTTATAAGTTTGAAATGTCGAGCGGCGTTTTTGTCAGGAGAAAATCCAGCACCAACCCATTGAGGCCATTGTTCGGTAAATGACCTAACTTTATTGGCAAACTCAACCGCAGTGTCAAGTTTGTTGGCAATGATAAGAACCTTTTCGGGGTTATTCTTTTTTGCGAATACAAGTCTTTTCGATGCCCAAGCAGCAGTCACAGTCGATACCCCTGCCTGTCTATATTTCAGGGCAATATTTTCGTTGTGGTTGTCGTAATCTTCAACCAATGTAACTTGGTCAGGAAACAAATCCAAAGGAACATACTTCTTCACCGTATTGTCAAACGTTTGAAGATATGTTCTCATGGCGTACGGAGTGTTTTTCATACACTTCGTAGCTTCAATAATTAATTGTTCTTTTGTCACAGAAACTTATTTAGGTCTCGATATACCCAAACTTCCTAAGAAGTCATCAAGCCCTTCATCGTCGTCTTCATCAGTTGGTTCAATGTCGTTTTCCTCTTGATAATCTTCGAACTCGCTTTTCATCTGCATAGCTTCCTTCATGATTTCTTCGAATCTTTCAGTTGCTTTTTTGTTTTTAGATTTTTCATCAGAAATTGCATTACCGATAATTTCTAAGAATTCAGTTGCATCAATTTGGTATAACAAGATATGGAACCAGTTTATTAGACCCCTGTTATCATCATCAAACATTTGGTCGGGTAAAGAAAATCTAATTTTTTCAACAATCTCAGGTCCAATTCTAAGTTGCATTGGCTCGTTAGCTAACGTATCAACTTGACCTTGTACTTTTTGACGCATTCCAGGTTCCTTTGGTAATCCGTGTCTTGCCTTTGATTCTTCAATACCTTTTATAATTTCATGACATAAGATTGGGAAAATCATCCCATCGGCTTTAATCACAGTATCAATTTCTCCACCACCCTCTTCTCCTTCTTCTCCTTCTTCTCCTTCATCACCACCAGGATCTAATTCTACTTTACCTGCAACTCCTTGACCAGTCTGACTCATCATTTCAATCATTTGTTCTTGAGTAAAATACATGTAGTCATTAACCGCCATTATTGCTAAATAAAGAGGGAATAATTGTGGATCGATTCTATCTAACACTCTTTTTACACTTGGCTTTTGAAAGATATAATGTCCTTTTTTCGCAGCTCCTTGAATAATCGCGTTGATAATATTTCTTTTGTGTTTCTCTAATTCTAATTGTTCTTCGTCAGTTAAATCTTCGATATCAAAAGAAGGCATTTCTAATTTTTCTTCTTCATCATCGTCCTCTTCTTCCTCATCTTCGGGCTCTTCAGGTTGATATCTAAAATTAGAAGTATCGATTGGAGTTCCTAAATTAGCATCAATCTCAACCCAACCCTCAGGAACTTCGGTTTCATCCAAAGATGCTTGGATTGCCAATTGTTCAAGTTCTTCTTTATGTCTTGATTCCACTTGCATAATATAAGGGAGTCTTGACATCATTTGCATGTAAAGATTTTGTACTGTACGAGGACTTAAATCCTGAATATTTGCCGATTGTTTTAATTTATCCGCAACTTTTTTAAATCTTGCACTAACCAATCTTTCCACATCGGCAGATCCTTTCTTCATGGCGGGATTTTTACCGTACAAACTTTCAGGATCACTTAATTTTCTTTCCAAATTAGGATCCATTCTTTCAGGTCTATTTCCGTAGTCTATCTGCTCTCTAACTTTTTTTGCCATGATTA